CCTGGATCTGCAAAAACTTTGATGGAGATTTTCTTAGTCATGTTTGTTCCTTAGATGTAAAAACATTCACCACGTTGGTCAGCACCGATAGCATCGTAGACACATTCACGAACCACAGTGTCCATTGCCTCACCAAACATATCAGAATTAGAATCAGCCAATTCACGCAACGCCTGAAAAGTCTGTTTCCAAGTCAGTTTTTGATTTTTAGCAACTGTCACAAGACCGTGAACAGCCATGTTACCTTCGTCAGAGAACATGCCATAAGAGATATCAAGTGTGATTGTAGTCATTTCGTTTCCTTTTCTTTACTGTCTAAGATTCTATTATATACCCAAATCCATTTACTGTCAAATTTGGGTATGTTGTTTTTACGCAACAGACAACATGCTAGCTGGGACTCTCCATGTAGAACCAAACAGACTACCTGACTTTTGCTCATTCACAAGGATAAACTTACGATTTACCTTTTTGACAGTACCGGTAATTGTCATACCGGTTTTACTATTTGTAAATTTGACAACAGTACCAACATTCATGGCACGTTTGTTTTGCTTTGCAATGTTAGCACGGGCAAACTTAACTGCATCGGCAATGCTATTCAGTTCATCATTGGTAAAGTTACCGAACATGATAGTAGAATTGACTTGCTGAATCTGTGAAAATCGTTCCATTGTTTACTCCTTTAATCAACTGAACAAGATATATTATATACCCAAAGTGATTTATTGTCAACCTTTTGGCTGACAATAAAAGTACTACTTTTTGAGTACTTCAAAAATTGAATTTTGCAGAAGGGCGACCTCGTCACGGTCAACATAGAAATCGGTGCGAGGATCGTAGTACTCACCCTCTTTAGGGTCGTAGTACAGAACCTGACCATTTGGATAGTGAAACGGACCCTCGAGACCCTTACGAGGACCGTATTCTTTGTTATGCTTGAAAACAACGTAAGACATAAAAGCTCCTTTTCACTACAGAAGCCTCTATTGTATACCCAAATTGATTTATTGTCAATCTTGGCGGTTTGTAACTATTTTGTCTACAAGACCATATTCAAGTGCATCTAAAGCACTCATAAAATTATCACGTTCCATGTCGGCTGATAGTTGTTCAAAGATTTTACCTCTTGAATTGTGCTTGACATAGATATTGGTCAGGTTCTTTTTCATCTCAAGGATTTCATTGACTTGAATCAACATGTCAGTTGCTTGACCTCTTGCACCACCTGAGGGTTGATGAATCATGTGCCGTGCATTGGGCAACATAAAACGCTTACCAGGTGACCCTGCTTGTGCTAGCAAACTGCCCATGCTACATGCCTGACCCATTACGATTGTGTGAATTTCTGGCTTAACAAATTGCATAGCATCATAGATTGCCATACCAGCAGTTACGCTACCACCGGGTGAATTGATATACATTGAAATATCTTTGTCACCTTCAGATTCTAAGAATAGTAATTGGGCAACAATAAGATTTGCCATTTGGTCGTGTACTTCACCCTCAAGTAAAATTACACGGTCACGCAATAGACGGCTGTAGATATCATAACTACGCTCACCTTTTGCGGTTTGTTCGATGACGATTGGGACTAAACTCATAAACTTCCTTTAAAATGTTTTACAAGTATAACACGTTGTAAAACAAATTAAAAGAGTTTTGGTTATTTAACAGCAAAACTTAACGGTGCTATTGGCTTGCGTGTAGCCATATAGTTGTTATCTGCAACCATGACCATTCTGCCTTTGAAGACGGGTGGATAGATAACTGTGAAATTCGTAAATGCGGCGCCGTCTCCCATCTTTCTTACTGTTGTTTTAACTTGTACCATATTTGATCTTTCTAATATGGCTCTAAACAATGTATCAGTATTTGGATCTTGATTAACTGTATTGGCAATATTTTTAGCGACACATGCCATTAAATGAAATCCTAAATTGTAAGAAGGATCTTCGTACTTAGCACCTTTTACTTTAACTATATTCATTAGATTAGGCGTGATTATCTTTTTCTTGTATGCATTCTCAGGGTGCATTCTATTATTAGGTGAATCCATTAAACCAACTATAATTTTTGCATCACGGTCATCAATAAATTTAAATGTATCTACACCCAATATTAATGGACCGTTAATACCTTTATTAAGTCTAGTCCAGTATCGATTCTCTGGATTAGCAATCACCTTTAACATTTCAAGTAAAGGCCCGAATTTTTTATTCAACAAAACGTCTTGGAATTTTTCTGGATTGTTATTTATTTCGTCTACCAATCCGGTAATACTAGCGGCTGCCCCACCCTTTTTATCCTTAGAACTTACTTTAAGTTTATTAGTTTCATCAATTTGTATGTAACTATCATAAATCTTTTCACCACCGGCTTTTGGATATAATATGTTTGATAAATCGCCCCATCGTAAACCTAGAGGAGCTAAGAGTCCTTCTTCAGCTTTTTGATAGTCGCCGCCAACAAAGTTACCAGTAATCAATGCAATCGGTGCGGGAACTTCTCCATAGTCAACTTCTAAACTTGTTTCGAATTCTCCCATACCTGGTACAGGATCACTTACTCCTTTAGCAACATTGGATACAAGCTGGACTAAGCCTCGTTTCATGTTTTCGTCTAGGTCATCTCTAGTTTTTAATCTGTTAGCAACACTACGCACAACACCTTGTGGATTCAACCACTCGTCAAATGCTAAAACATCTTTGGGTTTTAGTTGCAATGTTTGACGTTGTGCTGTCTTGCCACCAGCACCATATCCAAAGTCTTTCTTAAAGTCAGCATTACTTTGCATAATAGGTGCGGCGCCTGCGCTTCTTTTAGTAGCAAGTCTAACAAACGCCATTGGTTGTCCGGTTTCTAGGTCTGACCAGATACTTACCATTGCGGCACGTGATCTTTCTGGTTTTCCAGCGTACTGTACATTTTCAGGTGGAACTTCGAACATAGTGCAAAAATCAGAAACCGCTTGGTCTAATTCTTCATACGTTTTAAATTCACCTGTTTGGGGGAAAACTTCGGCTCCTACAAGTTTAATTTCTTGGTTAGTCTGTGCGTTCTTAAACTTAATTTCCGCGCCTTGTTCTACCTCTTGGGCTCGGCGGAATATTCCGCCCTGGGATTCTTGTAAAAATTCAAATGCTCTCATAGTTATGTATTTATCTCTTTTATGATTTAAATAAATCTTGTTCTTTAAACCAGCGTCCAATTGAATAGTATGATTTAACAGAGATATTGTGTTCGTGCAATTTTAATTGATATCTATAAAAACTAGGGCCATGGCTCATAACTCTATTTCTACGACCATGACTGAATACATCCCATTGGTACTGATGACTCATTTCGTGTGCCATAATAGTAACCATCCATTGTACACAGTACCACTTATCGCTTAGTTTAATTCTACAATAAGTTCCGTTTTCATAGGGGTTATCTTCTCCATAACACATCCCCCAATACTCACGGCACTTGCCCAACTTAATGTTGGGCCTAATTAATATGTTATCAAAAACTTGCTGATTTAGTAAATTATAGACATGCTCTACATCCTCTAAGTCTGGTCTAAATAGTAGTCTTTTTTGCGCGGTTGGTACGGGCAAAGGTAAATCCATCAACTCTCGCAATGACAAAGACTTGAACATATTGTATTTATGAAAAATTCTGCTTTGGAACCTCACGTCATAAATATTAGTACAAGGAGAAACTATCATGGAAATGATTATTGGTATCGTATTTATTGCAGTCGTTGGTTATCTAGTTTTACGCAAGAAACCTGAAGTAGTGCAAGAAATCGTTGAGGAAGTCAAAGAAGTTGAGAAAAAAGCTGAAGTAGTAGTAGCCGAAGTTAAAGCTGAAGTTGCCGCTGTTAAAGAAGTTGCTAAAAAGACGACAACCCGTGCTAAAAAAGCACTGGATGTTAATCAAGATGGCAAAGTAAATGCTAAGGATGCAGTAGCTGCCGTTAAAAAAGTAGCCGCTAAAACATCTAAAGCTAAACCTAAAGCGTAATATATACTGCTTTATTACGAAATAGGGCAGACGCCCTATTTCCATATAATAAATGAGAAAATATGATTCTTGGGTTTGATATAATCAGTGACTTAAATTTGTCAATTGATGACACCTTTACATGGGAAGGTAAACCCACAAGTCTACACTGTATAGTTGCTGGAAATATCAGCGATGATTTAGCAATGGTACAAACGGTATTAGATGTGTTGAGTAATTGCTATCAAGGTGTCTTTTTTATTGAAGGTGGGTTAGAGCATTCAACTGTAATACTACGTGAAAAACGAATTAAAGAACTAGGAGAGATATGCACCTCACTGAAAAATGTAATTTTCTTACACGATAATGTAGTTGTATTAAATGATATAGCCATAGTAGCTAGTAATGGCTGGTACGGGAATTACAGACCTAAAAATAAAATAGCTGAGATAGAATTAATAATTGCTGGATATGAAGATGTTTCTTATTTGTGCAGTACAATTCATAGACTACAGGTACACTCTGAGGTAAATCACATAGTGATGGTTTCTAACTCTGTGCCGACAAAAAAATTATATTATGGGGAAGAAGTCAATACTTATGAAAACGGTCCATTGACTGATGCATTAGAATTTGATACAGAAAATAAAATATCACACTGGATATTTGGTTCATATGAAAAAATAGTTGATACTGTTATTGACGGTATCAACTATCTTAATAACCCGTGTTACGGGAGTAATCCTTATTATGCTAAACGCATAGAATTTAAGACTCAGCCTCGATCTTAACTTGCAATGGATAGCCCTCTGTTCTGGCTTCCATAGTTACTTCTATTCCCTTTTGTTCTGCAATTTCATAGGGCAGTACCGCAACTATAGCACTTCCGGACTCATGAATTCCGGTGGTGATGTTGTGTGCAGTATCATCCGTATAATTAAAATGATCAATCAAACTACGGATAACAAACTCCATACTGGTGTGATCATCATTGATGTAAATTACTCTAAACAACGGAGGTTCTTTAATGTCAATGATTGGTTTTGTGCTTATATTAGTATCTGTTTGTGCCATTTTTTTCTTTCAAAAAGTGTGCAGTTGCCTGCACACTTGTATTTACAATATTGCTATTATATTATTTATTATAGTTTATTGCAATCTTCTTGGGCTTATGTTCTTCTGGAACAATACGCTCTAGTTCAATGGTTAAAACTCCATTTTCATTTATAGCACTCTTAACTTCAACATGTTCTGCCAAAGTAAATTCACGCACGAAATTGCGACTGCTGATACCACGATGTAGATATTCTTTTGGATTATCTAAGTCATGGATTTTATTTCCAGCAATTGTAAGCACACGACTTTCTAATTCAATAGAAACTTCTCCCTCGCTGAATCCAGCAACCGCTACTTCAATAGCGAAACGGTCCTCTGTTTCTTTTACTATGTTGTAGGGTGGGTAGTTTGTATTAGATTGTGTTGCATTCATACGCATCAATTCATCTATCATAGAATCAAATCCGATTCCAAATCTATGAATGGTTGGTATGTCTAACGCTCTTAATGTTAATTCTCTTGTCATTTTTATCTCCTTTAATAAGCAAGAATAATTGTTGGGCCCGCAATATGCGGCACCCAACATTGATAGTTAAACAGCCTCTGCTGACTCTTTAACTTCTGCGTCAACCACGTTGTCTTGTGATTGTTTCTTTTCGGCTTCTTCAGCATCATGTTTAGCTTTGGTGATTGGACCAATAGCCTCATACAATTTAGGAATACTTTCTTGGATGACTGTTGCATCATCACCTTTAATTGCTTCTTCAACTGCTTTGATTGCTTCCTCAGCCTTAGTTTTTTCTTCTTCGGTAACTTTGTCACTATACTTCTCAAAGTCTTGTTTGAATCCGTACAATGTTGATTCAGCACCATTACGTGCTTGCACTAGTTCAACTTGTTTCTTATCAGCATCTGCATTCAATTCAGCATCTTTAACCATTTGTTGAATCTCAGACTCGCTCAACCCGCTGTTAGACTTGATAGTGATCTTATTTTCTTTACCTGTACCTTTGTCCTTTGCACCGATATGCATAATACCATTAGCATCAATATCCAATGTAACTTCAATTTGAGGCATACCTTTTGGTGCTGGTGGAATTCCATCTAAATTAAAATCACCTAACAACTTATTGTATTGTGCAAGTTCACGCTCACCTTGGAATACTTTGATAGTAACTGCTTGTTGATTATTTTCTGCTGTACTAAAAACTTGACTTTGCTTAGTAGGAATAGTTGTATTCTTTTGAATCAACTTGCTCATTACTCCGCCCATTGTTTCAATACCAAGACTCAATGGTGTAACATCAAGCAATAATACGTCAGTACGTCCGCCACCTAATACATCACCTTGAATTGCGGCGCCAGCGGCAACTGCTTCATCCGGGTTCACATCCTTGCGCGGAGCCTTACCAAAGAACTTCTCAACAGCCTCTTGTACTTTAGGCATACGTGTCATACCACCAACAAGAATAACCTCATCAATATCACTATTGCTTACTTTAGCATCTTGCATTGCAACTTTACAAGGGGCAATACTACGTTGAATCAATTCATCAACTAGACTTTCCAACTTAGCACGTGTCAATTTGACATTCATGTGCTTAGGACCACTAGCGTCTGCTGTGACGTAGGGCAAGTTAACATCTGTTTGTGCTGAACTTGACAATTCAATCTTAGCTTTTTCTGCGGCTTCTTTTAGTCGTTGTAGTGCTAACACATCTTTACTTAAGTCAACGCCTGAATCTTTCTTAAATTCATCTATCAAGAAGTCCATGATGCGTTGGTCAAAGTCTTCACCACCTAAGAATGTATCGCCATTTGTTGACAATACTTCAACTTGTGTGTCACCATCAACGTTAGCAATCTCAATGATTGATACGTCAAATGTTCCGCCGCCTAAGTCATAGACAGCAACTTTACGGTCACGCTTTTCCTGTTTATCCACACCATACGCCAATGCGGCTGCTGTGGGTTCGTTAATGATACGCAACACTTCTAAGCCTGCGATCTTACCTGCATCTTTGGTTGCTTGTCTTTGACTATCATTAAAATAAGCGGGAACAGTAATAACTGCTTGCGTAACTTCATGACCTAGATAATCTTCCGCAGTCTTTTTCATCTTGCGTAAGACTTCGGCTGAAATCTGTGGGGGTGCTAACTTATTATCGTTTACTTGAACCCATGCATCACCGTTGTCATTTTCAACGATGGTATATGGCATCAAGTCAATATCTTTTTGTACAGCCTGTTCCTTAAATTTACGACCAATCAAACGCTTTGCGGCATAGATTGTATTCTTTGGATTAGTAACTGCTTGACGTTTAGCACTAGCACCTACAAGAATCTCATCGTTGGCATAGGCAACGATTGAGGGTGTAGTTCTAGCACCTTCACTATTTTCAATTACTTTGGGGATTCCGTTTTCAATGACGGCTACACATGAATTTGTGGTACCTAGGTCGATACCGATTACTTTGCTCATAATTTTCTCCTTTGTTAAAGCAAGATAGATGTTATAGACCCGTTAGGCATCTATAACAGTATATATTTTACATCATTGTGCAATATATACAACTATTTAGGTTAATATAGTTTTTTGGGTAATTGTTGGTCTCGTAGATGTTTCTTCCATCTACTTTTTGCTTTGCTCTTAGCAAGTTTGCGTTTGACTGTGGGTTTGACAAATTCTTGACGGTCTCGGACTTCTTGCAATAAATTAGATTCTGCAATTTTCTTTTTAAATTTACGCAATGCTTTTTCAACATTGCCATCAGTTACTTGTACCCGTCTTCCGTTGTTTATCATATATTGGTGTGGGATTTAAAACTTGATCCACATCTATATTTAGCACAGTTACGTTATTTTCTTTGTAACGCTTGGTATAGAACATATGACACATTAATACACGCTCAATCTCAGTATGCAATCCACGTGCCCCTGTCTTTAGTGTTAGCGTATTTTCAGCTATTTGCTCAAGGGCTTCTTTTGTGAAGGACAGATTGATATTGTCCAGACTCAGTAAATACTTGTATTGACTGATATAATTGTTCTTTACATCTGTCAAAATATTTACCAACTGTTCTTTGGTTAATTCTTGGATACTGACTGTAGTGGTGAATCGACCAATAAACTCCGGAATCATTCCGTATTTGGTCAAGTCATCAGGACTAACTTTTGTCAAATCACCTTCTATTTTGCTATCGGTAATAGAGGCATTAAATCCAATGCTTGTTCCATTCATTCGTTTAGCGATAACGTCTTTTAGACCTACAAATGCACCACCGGCAATAAAAAGGATATCCTTAGTATTAATCTCAGACATATCCCCGCCGGGGTGTTTACGACCTCCCTCTTTTGGAATACGAACAACACTACCCTCTACCATTTTAAGTAATGCTTGTTGAACACCTTCACCTGATACATCACGTGTGATGCTAGTACTCTCACTTTTACGTGCAATCTTATCAATTTCGTCAACAAAGATAATACCACGCTCGGCCAGCTTTACATCACCACCGGCGGCATGAATCAACATACTAATCATTGACTCAACATCATCACCTACATATCCGGCTTCGGTTAAACTCGTAGCGTCAGCAACGATAAAGGGCACTTTGAGATATTTTGCGGCTGTCTTAGCAAGTAATGTTTTACCACTACCAGTAGGCCCCACAATCAATACGTTACCTTTTTGTATCTCAATATCCTTTGGTGGATTGTTGATACGTTTATAGTGATTGGCTATTGCTACGCTCAATACCATCTTTGCACTATCTTGACCGATTACATGTTGGTCTAGATATTCTCTAATCGATTCCGGGTCACGATTTGGCTCAGTTTGAATTTCTGGTACAACATCATCATTTATAAGATTCTGACATAGTTCTACGCAGTCATTGCATATTGCAACCTTTTCGCTAACAACAAGTTTCTTTACAATTTCTTTGCTATTCCCGCAAAAGGTACAATAATTTATTTTAGATTCTTCAGTCATACTATTACTTATCTTTTCTTAGTAGGCTCACAATATTCATAATAAAAATTGTCAGGGATCTTTTTCCGATTTATATCGGTCTTACACCATCTAGATGCTTCCATTTCAATGCTATTTGTTTTACGCAACATATCTGTTCGTGATGGATCAATTTTAATGGATACAAATGATTTTACACTAGCATTACCTTCCAAGATGAATGCAGTACTTGTCTTGTATGAAAAAGACTTTCCGGGTTGAAAGCATTCAGCATATATAGTTTTTCCAGCAACATCTTTAAAAGTTACTTGGATGTAAATGTCATCAGTGAATCCTTCTTGAAATTGTTTCACACGTTGTATGTCATCAAAAAAATATCCATGTGTGTATCCAACTAATGTGTTATTGGGTGGCTTAACCGCTACGCCAATTTTTATAGGAGAATATGTTTTTCGTTGATTAATTTTTTGTAAAGCCTCATCCAATGCATTCACATAACTAAAATTCATAGTCATTTCAACTGGAATTTTTAGAATAGATTCTCGCTTTTCATTGATAAGGAATTCTTGTTTACCCTGTTTAATAGTAAATGCTTTTGCAGGCCATTCTTGAATCAATACGTCAATCAGTTTGTCAGCCGATTCTTGTTGATTTAAATAAGTTTCATATTGTGTGGCTAACTTATCACCATTAACGTTTTTCTCGTCAATGTTTCCACTAAGTAACCGTTCATGTATTCTACTGCTTTTTACATGAACATCCATTACCAAATAATATCCGGTGTTTGTTTTGCTATCATCAATAATTTTATAGTTATCAACATAGCCTGCACTATATTTTACAATCTCGTCACGCACCAATCTATCGTCACGAACTTGTCTGTGCGAAAGAAGGGCAGAGCCAACAGCGATTTCAATTGCAGTTTTGAAGCCATCGTTCTTTGCCTCTTCCTTAGTAGATCCTGTACCGAGAACTCGGATAACTCCGGCATCGGGACTATCACTTGAAGTTTTTACTGCCTCACTAGTGCTAGCACATGCCGATAATGTCAGCATGGCTACAAGCAATAAATATCTCATTGCATTTTATTTGCAAGTTGATTGCGAGCCAATTCGCTATTTAAGTCCCAACGAACTGTTACTGATACTTCTTGATCTCCGATGATTTTTTCATCAGTTTTGATAAAGCCTCTGAGAATTGCTTTGGCTGATGTTTGAATTGTTTCAGTCATAGTTACGACTGTATCATTGTGATTTTCACGCAATGACAATTTACTTGCTTCCTTATCGGACATTTCAACTGTGCTATCGTCAGCCTTACCTGATTTAACTTTATCAGTAGCTTTTTCAATATTTTTAGCGATTGTGTTTTGTACGCGGTTGCTAGTAACCTCTTGATTCACAAAACGTGCCACTTGATTAAGGGCTCTGTCATGTGCAACTGACAATGCATTTTTACGATTTGATATTGTATTACCAAATGTAGGTGCTGTACCGATCGCTTCGATACCTACCAATTGACAGTCATCTTTACCAAACATGTTCCAGCTACATTTAGTTTCAATCTTGATACCCTCAGCCAAGAATGATGTGGAGAGTTTTTGATTGACAATTGGTGTACTAGAATTAGTACCGTTACCAGTCTTCATACTAGAACATGCAGTCATAGACAATGCGATGACAAGTGCTGATAGTTTAAATTTCATAAGAACCTCTGTGTGTAGTTAAACGATGAAGATAGTATAGCACCAAAGTGATTTAGTGTCAACTGTTTTTAACGATTTTGGGTCAAACTGTTTTTAGATGAGTTGAAATGGCTTCTTGTTCCATTTCGGTTAAAAGGTCAGGATCATATTCGCCGCTAGCAATTTTTTCCATTAAGAACTGTAAGTAATTAGTATTACTTAAGTAACTTGCAGTTGTGTCCTTATTGATTTCAATCCATTTTTCACCATTACTTTTAAATACACGATGCGGGATAGCATCAGTACGAATGAAAGTATCTCCAATTAATCCTACAGTCAATGTTCTAGGACCAAATGTGATTTTAACTTCTCTGGGATTGTCTTCTTTAATGGCAAACAGATCAGGACGTTTATCTTGTAGAACATGTCTGGACATACGCTTGCCCTCATACTCTACATAACCACCACCTATGTCTTTAAATTCTGGTATTGACTTAACTTCTGTCTCGGGAAACGAAGGTCCAGTTTGAA